TCCTTCAATGTCGGAGGGCTTTATCTCTTGGTTGAAATAACTGGCAATATCGTTATGTCGGCCTCTTACTTCTAACGGGTTGTAACCACCTGCTTCGTACTGCATCGAAATGATTTCTGATATCTGCTTGTAGCAGGCGGTCATGCCTTTTGTTCTCGGCTCTATCTGGTGGGCGGAGCCTTCCTGTAATATCTTCGCGGCAAATCCCGAGATCGCAAAAGGCAGTTCGCCGTAGCTGACGTTAGATAATCCACCACGCTGTAATTCCCCTGATATGAGTCCGACAAATGCTCCCGTATCGAGGGGCATCGTGACTTCTTCCATGAGCCTGATATCGGTTCCTGCGGGGAGTGGGACTTCCGATCCGTCCTGCCAGGGATCAGTATCCAGCGTGGTGGTTCCGTCCGGGGAAACAATCTTGTACGGTCGCCTTACAGCCCGTCTTACGAGCGTCTTGTAGGCACTCATTGCGAAGTTATAGTCTTCGTAGAGATCCCTGTTTGCTGCAAATATCGACTCGCCGTAGTCCCGTGCGGTGTCATCTCCCGAGATCTCGTCCTGTACCCACGGTGCGGGTCCTACTGCGCCTAAGAAAACAGGCGCGCACGGGTTTCCGTTCGCGTCCATGACGTTGTGCTTGGTGAGTTTCTTGCCGTACTTATTCTCTTCGTTATCCCCTACGACGATAATTGCGTTCTCTGTCCTTGAGTAGTAGTCCCAGACGGTTATGCCTGCTGAGGATTCTCCCTCGATGGCCGGTTCTACATCGACGTTATAAGATCGTTTTACTGCCGACGGCGAGCGTTTTGTCTTGTGTGCGAGCCATACGACCCCCTGGTCGTCCATCTCGTAGCAGATATGTAGCGGGTCGAACGGCGTTACATCGACATATGTAGAGCCATCTTCGTGCTTATTCAGCATGGCTCGCCCTGCGTACCACCCACGCAGGGTTACATAAAAGGCTAATTGCTCTCTTATGGAGGGCTGGCCGTATCTCTGCATTCGTTCGTCTGCGAGGTTGAGTGCGCCGATAACAAGCTTTTCTTTCAGTGCGCCGGGAGTACGGTCATCAACCTCAGAACTAAGAGGAACTCGTATCGACATCTGTGCGTTTGATAAATAGGACATTATCTTGTCGGCAAGTATCTTGGGGGCATTGGACGTATAGCTTTGATAACCGTTGCCTGCTTCGTATGGATTCATACGGTACAGACCGTAATCGTTTTCCATCCGAGTTCTTCGCGTTCGGAATCCCGGCGAGTCCCAGACCTCTTCGATCTGGTCTACTAGGTCGTCGATTTTTGCCACGTTACCACCTGTTTACAGTAATGATCTTTGTCGCCCCTGCCGCCCTGGCGTAACCAAAGTTTACAACGAGTCCGTAGGTAATTGCCTTAACGCCGTGGTTAAAAGCGTCCCTTGGTTCTCTCCCGACAACGTTATTATCCCTGTCCGTGCGCCAGGTATAGACATGGATCTGGTCGTCGAACGGGTTCGCGCATCCTCCGAGTTCGGAAATAACCCCTCTTGCCTTTGGATTTATCAACATGTGCGGCTGTCGTGTTGACGGGTTCTCTTTCAAGAATGTATTAAACCGCTCTACCCCGTCAAGTATCCCGACGCGCTCTGACTGCATGTAAAGCCCTGCTTTTTCGAGCCATGTATCTACCGGGCGGGACTCCCCGATGCTGTGTGCTGCTATATCGATGACAGCGTGTTGAACATCCTGCCACCACGGCCGCATCTGGCATATCTCTATGATTTCCTCGGTGATCTTCTCTCTCTCGAAGACCTCGTCGATAATTCTTACCTGGTCGCCGATAATCTGCACTACCTCGACTGCATATGCGGACTTCGTAACCTGCGAATACCCCGGGTCTACCCATAAATGGACGGCTTCGCCCTCGATGTACTCTGCCCTGTCGGATATATGCGTTTGAACGTCGAACATGCTGTGTACAAGCCCTTTCGGGGGAGCAGGTACACCCGCAATACGCTCGTTGAACCAGTCTTCGGAGTGCAATCGCTCTAAAGACAGGATTTCCTCGTCTTCCCTGCCGTCAGGGTAGACAACCTGGTTGGTCCACGACGGCAATGAGAAGGAAATAGCGTCATCGTCGGGGTTAAAGAACTGCCAGGCCTCCCATTGCGAGGGATACCAGCCTAAAGACATCTCGAAAGTACCCTCTAAGAACAAATACCCCCGCTTTTCTGCAATTCTGCCCCTCAATCGCAGAAAACTCTCGTAATCAATCTGTGATGCTTCGCAGGCAACCACCATTCTTGGGGCTTCCATGGCAAGGCTCCTGTGATCCTGCGCCGATTTACTCTTAATCGTAAAAACACCGGGCTTATCGCTGGTACCGCAGGCAACCGTCATCTCCCCGGGGTCGATTCGCTTGGTCTGCTTGATGAGAAAGCCCAGCTTCGTAAGGATTTCCGACAGGTAGTTCCATTCCGCACGGGTCCTCTCGTAATCCCGTGCCACCAGCCATACGATATCGTCTGCCTCGAACTCGTCCAACCGGCTGATTATCGATAAAGCCCCTAAGAAACTCTTCCCGGCACGTTCCCCGCCCGCAACAAGCTTAATACGTGCCTTGTGATTGAGGATCTCGTCCTGCTCAGGCCACGTATCGAAACCTATCGTACTGAGAATCGCCTTCCTGTCCCCGGCAAGTAACAAAGTACACCTCCTAAAGCACAAACTCCTTTAGCGCAGGAGGCGTTTCTTACGCATAAGGAGCCTGGCTGCTGACGATAAAGCCTCTAAAGGACGTACCTACCCGACAGAGACAACTGTAACCCTAACGAGGACTCAGAGAAGGAGAAACCCCGGATACGACAGCCTCGACAACAACAAAAGTATAAACAACATCGCACGCATAACTCAAGAAACAACCGTTACAAGCCGTTACACGAAAGGGGGAAAACATTTTTAAGAAAGGGGGTTAACACTGTTACAAATATATACGTCAGTATTTGTAACAGTTAAACAGTTAACAGTTAACTCCGTCCCGCGTACGCGAGGAAAGCCCGTTACATTCCCCGTTACATCAGCGTTACATGCGTTACATCCATCTCAAAATGATGTAACGCAAGCGTAACGGCAACGTTTTTAGCGTTACACCCGTTACACCCCCGTTACACCATGTAACGCAGAACGACTACACCTAGTACTTTTTAGGTTCTGAAGCGGCAGAGGGGTACCTAACCCCACACACCTCCTCACCTCCACACCACACCCCCCTCATCCACACCACCCTGCACCCCACACCACCCGCACACACACCACCACTCCAACGTGGTGGCTCACTACGTTCGACAATTTATATGCAAATTTCGTTAGAACGTTTGTTCTACTTGTGAGAGTTACCACGCCAGCCAGCCAGCCAGCGAAACCAGGCAGGTATTCGCGTCAGAGCTTCGCATCAGGTATTACGTTATAAAGTAACTGGTTAATAAGCAGATACTCGCGAGTCCGCGCGAGTTTGTCGTACCAAATAGAACATTTACCAGGTCATCATTCCTGTTAAGCCTGGCTTCATTCCCTGTCATGACTGGCAAACATTCCGCGTTAAGCTGGCCGTATTTCCCGCTGATGTTTTCGACAATTGTTAAACGTTCAATATTGGCCGTATTTAGTGTTTATTTATATTGCAAGGTGTAGCATTATCGTATAGAGTTAACCCTAGTTCTAAACTAGCTCGAGGGAATCACATTATGACAAACAACCTACGCGGTTTACATTGTTTTACTAAGCCAACAATTCCGCCAATTCTTAACGTCCAGGCCAGCGCAAAGATTGTTAAATCTGAAACCGTCGGCCAACTAACAGCGATATTCTACGGCGCGCCGTCAACCGTTAGCGGATACGACGTTTGCGCATTTGCATCGGCCGGATGCCGTAAGGCCTGTCTCAATACCGCCGGACGTGGTGTTATGAACATGGTCCAGGCTGCGAGAGTTCGCAAGACTAAAATGTTTTTCGAAGATCGGCCAGGCTTTATGACGCAAGTTATAAAAGATATTGAAGCTTTGATACGCAAAGCAAAACGCGAGAACTTAACTCCATCAGTCCGAATGAATGGCACGTCGGACATCAAATGGGAAAAAATCTCGTGCGGCTGTCACAAGAATTTGATGACTCATTTCCCATCCCTGGTTTGGTATGACTACACTAAAATTCCCATCCGATACCGCCAAAACCTACCTGAGAATTATTCCCTGACATTCTCGCTAGATGAATCCAATTTGAATGAAGCTTTAGAAGCTTTAGCAATGGGTACAAATGTCGCAGTGGTATTACGCAAAGATCATCTTGGAAACCTACCGGAATTTTTCCACGGTATCCCCGTAATCGACGGTGATAAGCATGATGCTAGATATCTTGACCGTAAAGGTGTATGGGTCGGACTATCGGCCAAAGGTGACGCTATCAACGACACTAGCGGGTTCGTATACGGCCCATTACCGAACGTAGCTTAGATTATCTAGGCCATAGACATAAGCCTGGCAACGCGCTTATGTCTATCCCTAGGTTATCTAATACCTAACAAAACTAGCAGAGAGAGAGAGAGAGTTAACACGATGATTAATTGCAGGTGTTGCGGTAAGCGTGTTATTTGGCATAGTGACAGTGAGCCTATTCACACGCGATGCATTCGTAAGCATTGGTTATTTCATAAACGTAAATTAAATAACTCGCGTTGCCTGGAATTTAAACAGACAACGGTTAAGAACTACTACTTAAACAACAGGTAGCAATACCTATACAAGGCCACCAGGTGACCGGACACGCAGCCGACAGGCCGGACATGAGATACTAGCAACAGAATTGGAGGGCGTTATGGAATAAGAAAATAGGGTCTGGCATAGCTCGAAAAATATGCCACTAGTCGCTGGGCTTAGTAGCCTAGCTATTGAAGAGGTACTGCGAAACTAGTAAACGAATAGAGAGGGAACGAGATGCCAGCCTATACAAATGCAATGAACGATGAACGGGATAAGAGAATGACCACTAAGTATCAACAGCAAGTCATCACGATAGCGCGAGGTGTTGAGACTAACGACCCGGCTATGGCCAACGCGCTTAGACGCTGGCTTGTAGCGACGCGTGGCCCCGAAAAGGCAGCGCGCGAAATCTTAAGACAGCAACGCGCAGCGAGAAAAGCGCAAAGAATTAACCGACACAATCTAAACCTGGCAAGGCGCGACAGGAGAGTTAACCGATGAAGTACCAGGTATTAATCAGTGACGTGCGAGTGTTCAAGCGCGTAATCGAGGCCGAAGATAAAGCTGCTGCTGATGAGGCTGCACAGGCTCTATTGGATAACGGGTATTCAGAGGCCTACGGCGGTGAACTACACGAGGCGCGTGATGCCCAGGTGGATGACGTTTATCCCATTATCGGGCCGATAGAAGAGGAGAGTTAATCAGTAAAGATTGATAGTAAAACCTATTGACAGTAAGGTGTAGCACAGGCACCATTACAGCAGGCCAGGTTGGCTGGCCGAAACTAGCGAGAGGATCACATGGTAATGCCCTACAAACTAAGGTTAGTTGACGATCAAGGCGTAGTGCTTTACACCTGGCAAATCGGAGGTGATGACGGCTATCCGATCCCCGTTCGTGCGATGGGCGTTGCAGACATAATCGAGACAATCAACAGCGAGATCGAAATAGATCAGAAATCGAGAGGATCATAATATGGCACCAGGTCACAGTGAGTTTAAGGTAACGGCTGGATATAAGAGTGACGTTCAGAAGACAAAGATCGCGCTAGATGTAAAGCAATGGGGGTCACCGGACTTCTCAATGCCAAGCATGCACACGTATGCAACAGGGACAGGCTGGGACGTATCAATCTTTGTCAAAGAACTGTCGCAGCTTGAAGCATTACGTGACGCGCTGATCACTGCTTGCCAGGAGCATCAGGCAGCGACACAAATTACAGAGGGGGTGACTGGATAGCCAGCAGATAAAACCGCTTGCGGAATCATGCTGAACGAGGGTTCGATTCCCTCCACCTCCACCATCTTAACTACTAGCTACTAGCACAGAGAGGATCGCAGAATGAAACCTGCACGACTGAATAAGAACGAAGCATTGCAGCATTGGGCTGGCCTTGAACAGGCCGACCCCGCGCCGCGAATGGAGTCGATACCATATAAGACCGAGGGGTCTAAGTACGGGTACTCCGGTATCCGAATCGATGGAACCCGCGACTTTATCGACGCTGTCCTATCGAACCTTAAGACCCTGATCGGCCACGAGAATGGCTCGACCAGGCTTGAGTTGAACTACACCGAGGTAGCCGACCGCGAGACAGGCGTACCAACTGGTAACTGGGTCTGCTATATCCGGGTTCACGAGCGTGGACGCGAAGCACAGATGGTCAACGCCATCTTCGGTAGATAACTAACTAGCATGGGGGCCGCGCATCCATCACGCGGAGAGAGTCACACATTGACTAACCAACTTATTCTTATCAACGAACCGTCAACCAGGATCACCGGGACACACTTGCAGGGATACATCCGAGCGTCCGGTGCTGAACTTATCCGCAAGCTAGGCCGACCTCAACAGGGCGACGGCTACAAGGTATTCAGTGAGTGGAGTATCGAGTCCGACAATGGCGTGGTGACTATTTATGACTGGAAGGGTGCGAACATCCTGGACGAGTCAGTCTCCACATGGAACGTTGGTGGTCACAGCTATGACTGCTGGCAGGTACTCGACGATGCAGGTATTGAGGAGAACCAAGCATGAAGAACACGATGACAAAAGAACAGGCATGGAACTGGCTTGGAGATAGGGGAATCTCTGTTAGCAAGCACAACGTGCGTGTGCGTGGGATCTGGGCGTTTGTACGGTATCCAGACGAGGAGCAGGTAGACTACTACCACCTCGACAGCATCCTGTACGCTGAACCGTTTGACTGCATCAGGATCGATGACAGCCCGTTTGCTGAAACCGATAAGGCCAAGGTAGACGCAACTGTCGAGCGGATCACCGAACAATTCTACAAGGATTTCCCTGAAGAACTTACAGGCTCTTGCCTGGTGGCGATCAGTGGAGACTGTGCAGCAGGTGGACTAGGCCCGGACAACGATGTCCTGCCATTCGATGACAAACACCAGGGCATAGTTCTTGATTTCCTGCGAGCGCAGTTTGATTTCTATAGCTATTGCCACTTCAACAATGACTCAGGCAGAGGTGACCTGTATACAAAGTTCACCGATGCGTTTTTTGCGCTGAAAGATGTCGGCGTATTCAAGCACAAATGGCATGGCAGAACACGATGGGAACTGGCTTACATGTCTGAGATCGAAGACACGAAAAGGTTTCACCCGTACCGGATCGTCAAAGAAGAGGAGACTCAGGGATGAATGACATGCTCGACGCGGCTCTAAGCTACGCTACCCAGGGATGGGCAGTCCTCGCACTCAGCCCTAATTCCAAGATCCCGATCAAAGATTCACTGCTTCAACCCAACGGCTCACTGTCAGCCACCACTGACCCAGAGATAATCACCAAGTTATTCACCACGTACCCGAAGGCGAACATCGGTATCGCATGTGGTGAAAATTTTACGGTGGTCGATCTGGATGGGCCAGAAGCTAAAGAAGCACTGACACAAGCAGGCCTGGATATCCCAGAGTGTCGAACACACAAGACCCCGCGCGGTTTTCACTTGCTGCTATCTCATCAGGGTGATGACCTACCCCAGACAGCAGGACTGCTGCCCAAAGTTGACATACGCAACGGCTCATCCAATGGATACATCGTTGCCCCGCCATCGATGATCGACGGCAACCCATACAAACTGATCCGCGACCTACCACTTGGCCAGTGGCCAGAGTTAGTTGAGTACGCGAAGACCCATAAGCCGTCCTCTCGTCCACGCACAGGCGATACAGCAGGGTGGGATGACGTTACCCAACCCTCATGGGTGAGCGAGTACCTCTCCGGTGGCGCACCCGAAGGCCAGCGCAACGATATCACCGCGCGACTGGCTGGATATCTAAACAGCAAGCGCATACCTATCGATGTTGCGCGCCAGTTACTGGAGACATTCCGACTGGCGTGTGACCCGCCGATGGGTGAGCGCGAACTCGATCAGACACTTCAAAGTATCTATCGATATATCCCAGCAGAAAATGTCTTTACGAATGAAGATGTCTCAATGCCCGTAGTTTTATCAGAAATCGCTAATCGCCGGGTTTTTAGATACTCGAGCGAAGACCTAGTGGTGGAACTTAGCCGTATCTATACGAGCCGTAACGGGATCGACTGTTGGATTAAGTTCAGTACGCATACCGATCCGCTCTTCGGCCCAGTGCGACTGAACCTGCTGTCATCCAGTGGGCGTGAGTCACTTGCCCGGCTGCTCAAGAACCGGAAGCCCATGAACTGGCAGATGGTACTGGATCAGGTGTCCAACATGGTCAGCAGTTCGCTGGAAGAGGGCGGTGCTGCAAAAGATATGCGATTCTACTCTCCCGAATCGGTGGATAAGGGGTGGTGCATCAGGCCGTATGTTCAAACGAACCAGGCAACGATCATGTTCGGATTCGCAGGTAATGGTAAATCAACAATCGCCACTGCCCTGCTGCTATCGAAGGCAACTGGAGCGCAATTGCTACCATTCGTCGATCCGGGTTTCCCGGGTGCTGTCCTATATGCCGACTGGGAGGATAGTGAGGAAAGCTTCAACACCACTGCTTCGGCGATCCTCCACGGCCATCAACTCGGATGGGGTGATGTCATTAAACCCGTCCTCTATAGACGCTACCATGGCAGTCTTGCTGACCATTTTGATGCGCTCGCTGCTGACATAGCCGAACACGATATCAAGCTGATATGCGTCGATTCATTAGTGGCTGCATCAGGTGATCAGTACAGCCCCAACGACGCAGAAGCTGCAAGGACATGGCATCAGGTGGTGTCGGCACTGGGTGTATCGAGCATCGGCATTACTCATGCTGCAAAGAACAGCAAAGAACCGTCAGCGTTCGGTAGCGTTTATTACACGAATCTTGCGAGATCGATCTTCGAAGTCTCAGCCGATGCTGAGGCAGGTCGCAACAGTTCTGTCATTGCTGTGACCCACCGTAAGGGAAACAACACTGGCCTGATGAAACCTGTCGGGTTGAGCGTGGACTTCGAGAGTGATGAATTCGACAACCCTATCAAGATCCAGTACGCATCGGCAGACTTGACACAGTCAGAGGTACTGGCTACCAAGCTGTCATCATCGGATCGGATAGTGTCATTGATCACCAAGGTGAGCATGTCGCCGTCCGAAATTTTAGAAGAGTTAACAGACTTAAAACCTGTGACGATTCGCCAGGCATTACTCAGGCTGAAGGCACGTAACGAAGTCTCGATCAACAGTGCAGGACAGTACAGAAAACTAGATGACGTTACCTCTTGACGTTACACCCCCTCTCTTAAAAGAGGGGTGTAACGGTAGAGGACGTTAAGAGGTTTTATAAAACAAGATAGATTTGACAAGGTGTATCAAGGTGTAGTACCATAGGTATAGGCGGGTCAGCTTTGACCCGAGAAAAGAGGATCACATAAATGACAGCGAGAGTATGCCCATGTTATTGGATAAAACCTACAACGCTAGGGTTGGGCTTCGGGATGACGATGAGAAAACGAGGTGGTGTTTTAGGATACGAGCATGGTGCATGTCACGACAAATGTATTGATAAGGGGCCAGGTTACTGCTCCGACGAGACTTACGCCGACTGGGACGCTCAAGGGGTTGGTATTGTCAGACATGATGAGTGTGGACTACCAATTCCCAAACGTGCATGGCTCCACTGTGGGCCATGCGAAGAATAAAAGAGGATCACTTGACCAAAAACTTGATAAGTGACTTAGCAGATCACATTGACGATGTCATAGGTGACAAGGCCATCTCGCTAAACACGAGAGGCACTGAAGGCACACTGGCCTACGAAGAATGGAACTCGTGCGACCATTGCGGTCATGCTGGTGAGAGCCAGCCCGAGATACAGCACGACATGGACTGCCCGGTTGGGTGGTTCCAGGATTTAGCTGACGATGTTAGAAACCCTAAGCCAAAGAAGGCAAAGTATGGCAATAACTGAAACGACCAAGAAGGTACAGGCACTGCGACAGGTCATGTCGTCACGCGAGATCGCTGACGCTGTGAAGACCTCGTCGTCTGAGCAGGTACGACGGTGGATACGTGGCGACGCGCAACCATCACCGGAACGTGTAGAAATTATCAACGAACTGTTCAAGCAATACATAACCAAGGAGATCTATGGGAATTCGTAACGAGGAACTATGGCCGCACGACATCTTCAAGTTGGATGACAAGGGTAGAACCACGTTCAACTTCAAAGTCCTTACAGTGGACCGGGCATTCGACGGTCAGTATGGCTACGGATTGAAATTCGTAGAAGACCCCGGCGAATTGATATGGAATCTCAAGGGCCAGTGGAACGAACAGGAACGCAAGTTCGATGACTACGCTGGTAAGAAATACCAGGAGGGCGACAGGGTAGAGGCTCAACTAGGCCACCGGACATACACCAAGAAGGACGGCACTGCTGGTGAGGGCAGGGACGTAAACAGGATTCGACCTGCGGGCGAAACCTCTCAGCCGTCACCGCAAGCAGAGCCAGCAGTGCAGGGAACCAGCACCGGAGACTTCCGCACCACCAATCAAAAGGCTGCGACAGGTCAGGTGCTGAACATCTTGGTATCGCTAACGACTGCTGGGCTGACAGACAGCATTGGTATAACCGAAGAAGCTGCATTCGCAATCATCAAGGACGCGATGATCGGCAACCTGGAAGACAGGCCTCTCGACCTGAGTACATTGCACACACTGCTTGTCCCGGCCAAAGAGCAACCACCTGAGCGACCCACTACTGAGCAGCCCGAAGAGGGCGAAGAAAGAGAAGAGTTGAAATGGTCATAACCAACAGCATGGGCTACCCAGAGGCATTGGTGAGGGCTGTCTCCAATGACAGCTACTCAAGGGGCGAGGGGGTCAATCGCAGTGTTACTGGTCTTCTTGCTCCTCCAAGACAGTCCGCGCTAAAAGAGATCCACGGCCACGAGATCGTCGAGGATGTATCCGACAGGACATACGCACTTTACGGTCAGTTGATACATCTGCTGCTTGAACGAGCAGGTGAGCAAAGTCGCAATGCGATAAACGAACAACGGTTATACACCGAAGTAAATGGCTGGAAGATTTCCGGGCAGACTGACACCTTGACGCTAACCGAAGACCAAAGAAGCTGGACTATATCCGACTTCAAGTTTGTCACTAGTTACAAGTTCAAGCGCAGTTACTCTGGCGAACTTGTTATCCCTGAAGACTATGAGCAGCAGTTGAATCTGTACGCTTATCTGCTAAATGAGAACGGGTTCAAGGTAGATGGGCTAAAGATCGTTGCGATCTACAGGGACTGGTCGAAGCTGGAAGCCAAGCGCGACAAGAACTATCCTCAACTAGGAGCGGAGACACACGATGTCCCGCTGTGGTCTGAGGATAAAGCCAAGGCTTTCATGGAAGAGCGTGTCCGGTTACACCAGGCAGCAGAGAATGATCTGCCTGAGTGCGACGATGATGAACGCTGGGCCAAGCCCGACAAGTTTGCATTAATGCCTAACGCTAACAGTGCAAGGGCGCGCAAGCTGTTCGACTCCGAGGTCGATGCCACCACATGGGCTGCTGCCAACAATATGAAGCCGGGGTTTGTAGTAGATCATCGCAAGGGTGCTAACGTCCGGTGCGAGAACTACTGCGTAGTCAGCGAGTGGTGCGAGCAGTTTAAAATTCTAAATGCCAGTTGAGAAAACTGTCCCTAAAGTTTGGAATGAATTCTAATTAGATTAGAAGAGAGGATTGGAATGTGGTTGTATATACCGGACTTGCCCTCTTCGCAGGGGCAGGCGGGCTTGAACTCGGACTCAAGCTTGCACTCGGAGATCGATACAAGTGTGTCGCCTTTGTGGAACGAAGCATCGAAGCCGCGGCAGTTCTGGCAACGCAAATGGAAAGAGGGGGGCTGGATAAGGCTGTTATCTGGGATGACGTTACAACCTTCACAGGCGATGTCGTTAGCCCATTCGTGGATAACATCGACATTATCTCAGCGGGTTTCCCATGCCAACCAGTTAGCTTGTCGGGCAAA